CCGTAATAGCTAGCCACCATGTGTCCAGTAGAGTAATAGGGAACCTCGAATTCTATGGCGGCCTCTTTATCAAGATAAACAGGAACACCAGAGCCTCCGAAGCCCACAACAAAAACTTTTGTAATGGGAGCAGTTGTGTTAGCAACATCTCTGACAGGGGTAAAAAGAGCGTCAGCAGATATACCAACAGGGTTAGAAGCAGTCTTATTAATAGTACTGTTGTTAATAGTAACTAAGAAAGGGATTGTTGGATCAAAAGTGTCAGGAAAACCATTTAATACCATTTTGAATCGCATCGAGCCACGAGCGAAAGCATAAAGGGGACTTAAATGAGAGAAGAAGTCAGTGTAACTGTAAGCAGGGGTAGTAGCCGAAATAGTTCCAGTAGGGACTTGAGAAGGTTTCCAAGGGCGTAGCACATATGTGTTACCAGATGCGCCAGTGCTAGTCGTAGTTGCTGGGAGAGCAGTAAAAGTTCCCACAGCAACGGGTGTAAAGCGTTTAATTAGTTGTCGAACAGATGTAACCATCTCGCCAGTGCACATAGAAGCAGGGGGTATGTTTAAACCACGAAGTGATTTCTGATCATCAGAAACCTCCTGTGTTTTTTCCACACCTCCTACCTGAGCGCTACCGTCGAGAGAAGCTGCAGCTGCGGGTAAGCCGTAAGGTAGGGTAGTAGGGTTAATAGGGACAGCAAATTGAGCATTGTCCATGTGGGCGAAAACAACCACAGGGACGGTAGTGGCACACTGAGGGGCGCAAACCAGACGATTAAGTACAGAAATCTGGATTTGTCCCATACAATAGTTCAGTGCATCACCAGCAGTGAGAGTAATTCCACGGTCGATTTCAGTCAAAAGCCAGGGTCGAACTGCAGCCCACGGTACGCGAAAACGCACCGTAGCTGCAGCGGATAAGTCGATGTCAGCGGTTTCAGTATAACCAGGCATGTCGTTAAGAGTAGTTGAGGCAGTTACGTAATTGTAAAGTCGGGAAGAAATACGAATACGTCCAGAATGGTTTTGTGTTTTTACGAAATGAAAATCAAACACAAAATCACCCCGCCACATCGCAAAGAAAGTAGCTAAGCGAGCAGCAGGGGAAGGGCGATCTACAACGAGTTTGTTAACAGTTGTTGAAGCTCCTTTAATTCCGAGCGCAAAAGGGGTTAGTGGTTTAGACCACAACTGAACATCTTCAGAATCAGTTGTAGCCCAATTGAAAGTGTCAATGTAGGTTGGTCGAGCAGCAATATAGGGTATTGCCATCTCGTCGTTATCAGTTCCAGCGAAACCAGAGAAGGTTTGTAGTTCGTTACCAGCAGAGAAACCAAGTTTGTGTCCAGTGTCTGAACCATCGTAATTCAAGAAGTAGCGAGCAGGGGATTGCAACACTCGAGTTACGGGGGCTTGAACACTGGGTTTCGAAAATCCAAAAAGCTTAAAAATGTTAGAAGCAGCAGTTGAGAAGAGAGAAACAGGTTTTGCCAATGATTGAAGACCAACCATTGGAAGGATAGAAGATGCAGCGGATCCAATCGATGTTATAGTAGAAGAAATTACACCGGTCTTTTCCATTGCAGACAACTCACCACCTACTTGAGCCCAATTAGTAGATACGGGGGCATCAGTAGGCCAGACCAACTCGACGTCTTCAAAGTTGGCCCAGACGGTGAAACTTACGTTAGTGTTAGAATTGGATCCAACGGGAGTCATGGCATTAAGAGTTACACGGCCAAAACTTCCTTGTCCAGTAGCGAGGTTAACATAAATGTAGGGAGAAATGTAGGGAGTAATAAATTCAACAGCAGTTTGGTTTGCAAGATTAAGAATAGTGTGAGGAAGTCCACAGACCGCCACCATATCAGCACCAGTGGGCGCAGATACAGGCAACGATTTGTAGAACCAAGATGCATGTTGAGGCATATACTCTGAGTATGGCATAAAAGATAAGACAGCCATACCTTGTTGGAAGGGTTGAGAATTCATTTGAACACGCACACGTACACGCGCGCGCATTCCGACGAATCCAGTAACTTTAGCAGTGTTTTGGGCAAAAGCAAGAAGGGCTCCAGGGAAATTAGCAGACCATAATTCAGTACCTTCTACGGCGGTTGAGCCCCATAGTCCTTGTTTCATGACTACGGGTCGTTTCAGAAAATCTTGGATTGAGTGTTCAGATTTCCGACCAACGACGCCTCCGAGATGTTTCAAAATAGAAACCTCATCAGAGACATAGTTGTCGGATTTTACGGTACCATCTTCATGGAATACTAATGTGTCAAAGCGTTCAGGGGTAGTCGTTTGAGTAATGTCGGGGTTAGCATTATAGTCTTGAGTATCTAGTTTGTTTGTCATTGTGTTAGCAGGCCGAGGGTTCTTAAGCGTATGTCGACCTAGACATACACCGCACTGTTAGTTCTCTGGGTATTGTGAGGGCTGCTCACATCCGACCCTGAGAATTAAACCTAAATAGGTACGGATTTCATGTGGCAGCAGTGTTATTTTCCTTAGACTAACAGAAATTTGTAAGAAAATACAAGATCACACACACACAGCTTAGTTATCGTCAGAAGCTTGACGGCCAAATATTTGTTTCGACACTTCACGTGGCATGTGATAGTGGAGGAAATCTTCGAAGTGAACATTCGGTACGCCAGATGAAATAGCGCACTGAACAACACGGGGTGCCCACTCATCAAACACATCTTTTCCATGCGCTGCGATTTCCTGCAGCACATCTTGTACTACGTCGGACTCAATTGTCTTAGGATCAACAACTGAGTTCTTCCGGGTCCAATTCAACGTCTCTAGTCGTCCAACCAGTTCAGCGGGGCACGTATGTCTTTGGAGAACAGGGGACCATTTCCAAAATCGTTTCAAGAATTGTACATCATGCAGAGTCTTAAAATCAGCAATTTCACCCGTCTTGGCAGCGTCAGTATACTGCATACCAAGAAGAGCAAATTCATCAGTTAAAACTTGCATGTTCCAAAATTCTTTAGCGATATTAGAAACAGTCCAAATGTTATCATCACCATACGTCACGAGTCTTACATGAGTGTTAAAAGCTTGCATTGTTTTGAGGTGTTTAGGGGCAATGCGAAGCCAAATGTAGCGAAAAGCGATTAGTAAATATCCAGAACCAAAATCAGAAGTACCAAAAATACCAGAAGGAAGAGAATGGGTGCATTGATAGGCAGCACCACGGTAGTAGCGAACACAGTAAACTAGTTGCATCCACAAAGCTTTACGAATTTCAGTGTTACCATCGTTATACATACGATCAATAATAAAAAAGAGTTCCCACAAAATTTTGTCCATCAATGTACCATCCAGGTTACCGAAATCTCCATCACCAGCGTTATCGTAGCTAACTTCATTCAAATACTTGTACATGTATTCCCACTCTTCTGACCACACATTTAAACCAACACCAGTACCATTACGGATACGATTTTTGCGAATTGCAACAATCGCATCCATAAAGTACTGACGAATGACTACGTTCAAATGCATAGGCAGAACAGTAAAAACACGGGTCTTTCCAGCAAGCACTTTCTCTTTCGGTCTACGTTCATCCTTCAAGCAATCAAGGGACAAAATATCAAGGGTCTTTCCAGCCTTAATATTTTCAACGAGTTCTTCACAAGCGAGGGTTAATTCTTCATATCCAGGGCTAGCGGGGTCAAATCCTTCAGTTCCAAGGTAGTAAGTTTTTCCTTTCATTCCATGACGATTCCATCCATAACCAGGGGATGTTACTAAAGATATGGGGTTACGCAAATCGTCTCCAGGTACACCAGCAATTGCTTCTTCAATCGACAAGACTCTCAGTTCATCCTTCACTCCTTCCATGAAATTTCGGTAAACATCATTTCCAGCAATTCGTAGTAATCCAGAGTCACACGTCGGGGTACACTTTCCAGCTTTCACAACTCCAATTGCTAAGGGGTCTTTTTGCACACCATCATGTTCAAAAGGTCGTAATTTGGCGGGGATAGTAGAAGGTTCAGTTAGTTTTCCATGCATACTAGAGGGGATTATTGTTGATTTTGCGATCTCTCCAGGTCCATCATCAATTTGGCAAACGGGCAAAAATTCTCCTGGGACGACCTTTACACAAGTAGGTCGATCAGAAAAATTTTGGCTCATTTGAGCAACAGGGGCGAAAGCTTCCATCACTTGCGTCATGTCTTCAGATGTTACGAGACATGACCAATTTCGTCCAGCACGAGATCCAGCAACATGCATTCCAAGAAACTTTTGAGCAAGAATAGAAGAGGTTACACTCAAAAGTTGTCCACAATATCCAGGTTGAGTAGGGATGTCGTATTCATACAAGTCACGAGCAACAAGAGTTGGATTCTCTCCAACACTGCCATAAGGTCTAGCAATGTCGTAGCGAACACAATCTCTCGGAACAGCGTGTCCTGTTGAACACATCAAAGCAATTGTATTTCCAGAAGGTCGGGGTCCAGAGAGGGCGACAGGAATAGATCCAGTCAAGCGGTCAAGGTCAGCAGATTTCACGAAGTATTTAGTAATATCTTTGGCAGGAGGCATTTTTGTTGTTAAGTCAAGGTAGCAAATGTCAGAGTACGTTTTCTCATTGTTAATCAAATCACGTTCAATCACCACACAGTTGTTATTTGTGATGAATTCAGAAAATTCCATTTCTTTTCCAGTTTGTAAGTACAAGCTCTTCAATCTAATCTTGTCGGGGTTCATCATGTCCAAATAAATCTTGAAATGATAAGGCATCATTGCAATAGATCCTTTGATCATGG